TCTAACATAGAAATCTTATTATTAGATAAAGCAAAAGAACCACCACCATCCTGTCCTAATGACAAAACATCTGCAAAGAAGGTCATTAAAATATCATGGTTGTGTTGCTTAATTATCTCGGAGGTATCGTATTGTTTTCCGCCCCCATCTATTCCCTTTAAGTTGAACTTAAAGAGTTCCTTGCCTTGATCGTTATATGCAATAGGGGTGATAACATAGGATTGATCCCCTGAGTGCATATTAGCTGCACTTAGCTTCATAGCACTAAGGACTTGAGCTTCAGAGCTATTTGGATCGTTTTGAGCCTTTGCTAGATAACCAACGTCTACACCTAACTCTACAACACCACCTAAATCTTTAGAGACACCAATAGTCTGGTATTCCTCAATCAACCCTTTCATCTTCCAACTCTTATAAACACATTTAAGAGGAGAAACACCCTCTGGGTTATTTCTTTGAGGATTGTTTCTAAAAAGCATAAATTTCTTGCGGGGGATATCTACCTTTTTTCCATTGGGTACTTCACCAACAAAATTGTTTGGTATCAAATTTATATTCTGTTGTAGACCTTTCAAGATACCTGTGCTTCTGTTAAAGATCCACTTACTGACAGTATCTTGAGAAACCATTCTGAAGTCCTTCCAACCTGTGAAGGTTCCCATAGGGGTTTCTAAATTCCTTTCATATATTTTCTCAGGGGTTGAAAACCCATAAGCCAAATAAGATAAGAACTCTACAATATATTCTTCCCACGGCCTTTCCATAACAAGCATGTTATAGTTAAGCATCTCACATCGTCTGATCTCTTCTGGAGAAGAGTCGTCTGGAACTGTAAACTTACCTGAGTTACGTGAGATAACAGCTATGATGAAATTAAGAGGAGAGGCAACTGCAGCATCTAAGAGCATTTGCTTGTATAAAAAACTACTTTGGGGGAATCGCAATTCCGAACGAGACTCTTCTAAAATACGTCCTTGCAAATTAGCTAAGGAAGGTAGGCTATAAGATCCCATTCGCATACGTTGAGTGTTTGGATCTAAATTTGCAGAAGTAACAACATTCAGGTTCTTATTCTGTGTGTTAGCCTGCTTTTCAATCCCTTCGGCCCCATAAGGCTTACCACCCTTGGTCTTCTTTAGTTTTTTTGCCATAAAAGGTATAAGCCTCCATTACAAGGTGAGAGGCAACCATTAAGAAGCTGCCTTATTAAAGTTAGGTACAGTTGCATCCATGACTTGTTTCTTCAAAGTAGTCGAGTTACTAGAAGGAAGAGAGAAAGAAGGGATAACCGTTTCTTTGGCTAGTAGTGCGAAGCAGGTTGTACCCGCATCAACAATATCTTCATGCCTGTCTGATGTACTCCTAGATTCACCATCGAAGAGTGAATGTTGTTTGTAGAACTCCTTAAGCTGTACAGGTGTAAAGGTATTTTCTACGATATAAACTAAACCAGTTTGAACAGCATTTATATAGGGCGTTGCCTTCTGTTGTTTTGATTTAGTAACGGGTAATCCATCCCCTTTAGCTAGGACACCTTTAGAGGTACACTTCTTTAGAAATGACTCCAGCATGTATTTCCCTGCTGCACCCGCATCTTGGGAAATGCCTACAATACAATCTTCACCATCTCTTTTTGCGTTAGATATGATCCTGTTGTCTCTTGGACCACTTTTCTCTTTGAAGATATCCATGCCACAGATGTAATAATTCCCATCATACTTAGCCATCTTAAGACCAACCGTATAATCAGCTTTTCTGGCATCACCGGATATCTTAGAGGTTAGAGGGTCATAGTTATCATCAAATTCTGTTACAGCCTGTGTGTTAGCTGTATCCCATCCACGTACATACCTAGCACCTAACGGTACGTGGGTTGCCTTTCTGAACATCTCTTCGGAGAAGTGCATTCCAGAAGCATTAGCTTCTACAAACCAATTTCCATGTAATAATTGAGCTTTATCCACCTCATTCAGTCCCTCAAGGAACGCTAAATACGATGGATTATTTTTTATCATTAGAGGATTATCAAAGATCGTAGCACTGATGAATGTGAAGGATAGTATTGTCGCTTCCCAAGCTTCTTTTGGAATACCGTATGACTCTCCTAGCTCCTCTCTGGTATTAGACCAGATGAACTCACCATCTCTTCGGATAAAATACCTAATTTTACCATCTCTCTCAGGGATAGGATAACCTTCACTATCTAAGTAGAAATCTTCGAGCATGTACCTAAGTTGGTGGCTAGGGTCTGGGTTACAGCTCATCACTAGTCTTGAAGGATATTTAGATTCCGATCTTAATCGAGACATCATGTATTCTAGCTGTGACCACTCAAACTGAGTAGCTTCATCAACCCCGATAAGCGTGAATTGCAAACCTTGGATATCTGTTTTGTTTTGTTCCAACTGCATAGACTGCCAACGCACAGTAGCCCCTGTTGGGAACTTAGCTTCTGGAGGTTTCTTAGTGAAGGATGGCCTAGCATGGTCTGGTAACTGACCATATATATCTTGGGCTGTCTCATAAATGCCACCCTGCCCCATCAATTGAGGAACAGTCCTACGAAACATGATACAACGTGTACGAGCATCGTCTATATAACGAAGAGGAAGCATCTGCAGAAGGTATGATTTACCGCTACCAGCCTTTGCGGTATGTAATCTCAAGTTTCCTATGAGTGTCGGACTATATCTCCACCGTGTCGGTGTTGGACGCTTTTTCACAGAGTTATTAACCTCTGCTAATTCCTGTTATTAAGCCATATCGCTATAGCTCAGGTAGTCTCTGAACCTGACCTCTCTGAGGCATTGGCTGCTGATTGGCTTGGGGTATACCCTTTAGCTTTCCAGCAATTCATCCAAGTTTTTAAAGTGGGGCCACTGGGTTTTTAAGCGCCACCTATAACTGTTACCTGTGCGTCTGATTGCAAGATCATGGCCTGCTTATCACTACATGGGCCTAATGTCATACGACCTCCTTAAATATGTGATCTTCCCACAAAGGTGAGTTCAACCTATGCCTTAATTTTTGAGGGCTATGCCCAAGGCATCTTGCAGCTTCCCGTAAAGAGGGGTATTCTCCCCCACAAACAATCACTGGACGACCAGACTTCGCTGTATTAGATGCTTTTGCCGAAGCCCTCTTAACTGGGTCATTCATTGGGTTGTTCTCTGTAGTGAAGGTAGCTGGGTGATTCTTAACTATCTCAGGGTCCTTCATGGGATTATCATCAATCACTTTAGTACCAAAGTGGAACTTATTAGCCTTAACCAGCTCTGTCATACGTTGTTGATGATAATCTTTATTCTTCTTAACCTTCATGGGGTTAGTCCTGTTAGGGTCGGCATTTACGTGATACCAACCTGTCCCACCACCAATAGCTATGTTGTATGTATCTGCCCTAGTAACGAAGGCTTCATCAACTACCAACCTCTCATATTCTTCTGCCTGAGTCCTATTGGGGAATGTGGTCAGTATATCTTTAGTAAAGGAGCTTATGCCGTGTACTTTAATAGCTCTCTTTATATACTTCCCAGAACCCATATAAGGATCTTGTTCAGGAAGGCACTCACAGGAGCGTACCCCTATATATGTCTTCCTGCTTTCATTGTTTGTTATCCGGTATAAGTAATGATTCATACGACCTCCTCAAGTCAGTTAATTAAAAATAAAAACCCAGCAAAGGAACACCCCTAGAGAGGAGGGAGCTATCGGATAAGATAACCGCTAGGGATGCTCTAAGTAATTCAGCAAGAAAAGTCCAATTACTTTCATATACACCATTAGGTATCGAAGCCAACAGTGGATATGCCTTTGCTATGGAAAACCTCAGAGGTTTATTGGTAGGTTTCATCTTTACTGGCACAATGCCTCAACCACAGGGGTAATGTCCAAGACGGATAGACCGTACTACTCATTGAAATGAAATAACCCACCAGTTTGAAGGTATTCCGAAGAACATAGCCTTGGCAGGTATTGTTTGAACTCTTGTATATAATCACACTATGAGTGAAACTATACTATAATTATTAAACTACAATATATATTGAATAAGGTGCTGGGTGATAGTCTAGTGTAAGTCACCACTAAGAATCACTAGACTTCAGCATGGATAAAGCAGGTTAGATAATTTAATATCGCCCTCAATATTCTGTCCACATTACCTTATTCAATACACACTAATAGAGGCACACCAGCCACCGACCCGCTGTGTGCTTCTCCGCTCTTTACTACTATGTCATTACTGTATCAGCGCTGTAGTCCACCTTGCTCATCTATTACAGAGAGTATCTAAGGGGATCGTCACCAACAGGGAGCTTGACAGGGAGTTATAAAACGGCCTTCAACCTATACAATCCTACTATGCTTTACTTGGCATATCTAGGACTAGAACTGGAGCTAGAACATCTGTTTTATCTTTCTTCTCTAAACCTACTTTTGGAGAATTGTGTTCTATCTTCTGTATCTCTATCTTATCTCTAACTACATCACGCTCTATCTGATACCTAGCATCAACTAGCTTAACAGCAGCTTTTAGCTGATTATTCTCAGTACCCTTACGCATGATACTTACCATCTTCTCAATAGCCTCATTAGAGCTACGTTTTAAAGCATCGTGGAAGTCTTTATCAGAGGGGATTTTATTCTTGGAGCCTTTTGGTCTGCCGTTAGTATTACGGCCTTCGGGATTTAACTGGAAACCTGTAAGTTTCTTATCCTCCCCTTGGGAATCATCTGAGGACATACTATAACCTTAACTATTTTCATTATCTTCATGTACCATTATATCATAGTTTTGATCATTTGTCAAGCACTTTCCTTCCATATCCTGTATATTACAACCTATTTCCTCTAACTCTTGACCTATGAAGGTAAACCATTCTGAGTTAGGGTCGTCCCATATACCGCTATTAGTGGTGGCTGACAGGTAATCTGATATACCATCTATCCCTGTAGAGCCTACCCTAGCTGTTGCTTGATAAAACTGCTTTCTACATTGAAAGTCCTCTTCAGTCATCCACTCTTCGAAAAGGTGGTGTCTAATCAACATATTCTCCTATACATATCTTTATCTTATATATAGTATAACACACTTTTCATATTTGTCAACCCCTGTATGTACATTTATTTCATTTATTTATACATATTATTTCAATATATACATGTTGACTACATATAAAACCGATGATATGGTCTATATTCAAAAATAACATGGAGATATAGCTATGGGACATAATGCAGGGTATACAAGCAATTGGTCTGTTGGGGAAGCTAGTGTAAGCGACTACAGTGGCAAAAGTGTTAGGGAGGTACTATCACAAGGGTTAGATACATATCATGCAGTAGAGGCGCGTATGGGCTTTCTAGGAGGTATCGATGGTATACAAAGTGAGACTACCTCTGGTTGTACGCAGATTATATTAGAAGATTTTATATTAGAAGAAGAAATATTATAAATAATATGATTCAGGGGTTGACAAATTCAAAATATATGATATAATAGTATACATGAGTGAAATAATGTAAGTTTATTATGAATCTTCCCAGTTTATTAGATGCAGTAACAGTTAACACTGGGTAATCAAAACGTAATTGATACCAAAAGCCATGCTCTGACTTAGCCTTGTCAACATGGTTGCGGAAGTGACATTCTTTATTGAATGATCAGGTCTTACTATTTGGTCGGTAACAGACTGGTAAGATTCTATGGTGAAACATAGTGGTGCAGATCAGCTATCTGATAAATCCTAGAGTGGGCATCTTAAAGTTATACATGAAGTGTGTAATCTAAGGTGGATCTTGCTACTCTATCATGGTGCAGATAGAAGGCTAGTTGTGTCTGTAATTTGACTAATATCACTTATCTTACATATATTTCTTATTAAGGTATTGACATATACGAAACTTATGGTATAATATATGCCTAAATTGGAGAAACCTAATATATGGCAGAAAAGGTTAGCATTACATCAGATGAACAATATAATAAACTTCTACAAGATTTTAGAAATAACTTAATATATAAGTTGCAATTAGAATGGGAAGATGTTAGTATATCTAAAGTCAGTGAGATACCACAACTGATACAACAATATGGCCACACAGCAAGAGCAATACAGATTAAAACAAAAAACTTGCAAGAAACATATCTGATATGGCAGTATAAGGAAGAAGGTAGCAAAAGGTACGCTAATTGGAAGTGGTTAGAGTAACGCCTTAATAAAGGGCGCAGCTCCATCGCGTCCTCTTTGATTAACTTGTTATAGGTTCTGAGAGTACGCTCTTAATCAACTAGTATCGATGGCGGAATAGAGCAGAAACGCCAAAGATGTCACTTTAATAGGATTCCCAGCAATAAATGAACTCTTACTTTGAAAGTTTAGAACTATTAGACCCTAAAAATTCTTCTACAACCGGTCTAGTAGCCATTGACCTTTTTGCCGGTTGCGGAGGACTTGCTCTTGGGTTTGAAGCAGCAGGAATTGAAACAATAGGTTTCGAACAAGACAAGGACGCTGTAGCTACATATAACAAAAACCTTACTGGAAAATGTTTTGAGACAACTCTCACAGCAGATGCAAAGTACCCAAAAGCCGACTTAGTAATAGGTGGGCCGCCTTGCCAACCCTTCAGTGTTGGAGGAAAACAGTTAGGCTTGAAAGATTCCAGAGACGGCTTTCCTATTTTTCTTCAGGCAGTTGAAACAGTAAAGCCTAGATTGTGCCTATTTGAAAACGTTCGTGGCATGATGTACAAAAATAAAGAGTATTTAGCAGAAATCATTGAACAATTAGAAAATTTGGGCTACGAAGTCAGCTATCAATTAGTCAAAGCCGTAAATTACGAAGTGCCGCAAAATCGGGAAAGGCTTATCGTCATTGGCCATACGGGCGGATATGAATTTCCTGTACCTTTTAGCTATAAATTCACAGCAGGGGATGCGTTATCTGATATCGCTCACGTTATCTCGGATGATCATAATTTTGTTACTGAGAGCCAAGATAAATATATAGCAAAGTATGAAAAAGCTTCTGGTTGTGTTAACCCAAGAGACCTTTATATGGATAGGCCTTCAAGAACCGTTACCTGTAGAAATCTTGCAGGGGCAACTGGGGATATGCTCAGAATCAAACTTCCAGATGGTAGAAGAAAAAGATTAAATGTAAGGGAGGGTGCAAGGCTGCAAAGCTTTCCGGATTGGTTTGAGTTTTCTGGGTCAGAAGCATCCCAATTTAAACAAGTAGGAAACGCAGTCCCACCGCTAATGTCATATCGACTAGCGAAAGGCATTGTTTCCTATTTAAAAGGTGAAAAAATCATGGTCAACAATAAGCAGCTCTCGTTCTTATGATGTTTAATAAAGATAAAATCGCAACTAAGAAGTCTCGTCAGGTCAGAGAAAAGCATTATGATTATGTAACAGTAATATATCTGACAAGGAGTATAGAAGTGACAGATGAATGTAAGCATTGTAAATTGCGGGGTGACATTAACGGCTGTCTTGTGACAGATTGCTCTAAGCATAAAGACTGGTATGCAGTAGAGCAGCAGAATAGAATCGAGCGGCTTGAGGCGGCTATTCGCACATACCGCGACAGCGGGATAACAAAGAATCAATTTGCACTATTTGACCTTCTCGAAGTTGGTGATTTATGATTTTCTTCCTTCAGATTGTTGTTGTCGTAGTAGGATGCTTTGCTTTTACGAGTCTAGTATTACTAGGGATCAAAATAATGAAGACAGATAAAGAAATGTGGGAAAGACTCACAAATAAAAGTAACAACCAATGATATAGGAGTAAAGCTAGATGAATAATGGCGAATTTATGAATGGGCAAGAGTTTGAGACAATTTATTTTAGTGATGACCAATCCATAACCGCAGGGACACGGTTTGCCGATAAAATACTATGCCAAATGGAGTGCGGCCAGATGTCAGAGGTAGCTTGGTTCGAGGTCTGGAAGGACGGCAAGATAGTGTCTAAATGGAATGGGGCAATGCTACAGGGTGTTCAGCCTAAGTCGTAGAAATATAGGAGCTGGTGATATGGAAAGCTGGATTAAAACTATAGACCAAATGCCCGAACCGGACGTTCAGGTTCTAACGTGGAACGGTTGTGATTTTGGAATTGATTACTGTGATATTGAAGTTGATTTTGGAACGGTGTTTTTTGCAAACGATCCAGATAACACTATTACTCACTGGAAAGTGCCCAAAGTGCCAGAACAATAATCTTATAAATGGAGAGAAATGGTTATGAGGTATTTGAAGCGGATTATATGTATATTTAAAGGTCACAAATACGAACCTGCTGAACAGTATTTTTTGCCGCGTCAGGTGTGTACGCGGTGCAACCATGAGCAAGTTTGTGTGCCGAGTAGTGGATGGGTAAACAACGGTTATGTTTCAAAAATGTAGGTAACGGGAGATAAAAATGTACGCATTAAAGCAAAAAGGCAAGTTAAGATTTGAGTGCATATCATCAACAAGACAGCAGCTTGAAGATAAGTTACAGGCAGCGATAAGCAGCTGGAAAGCTTTTCAACCGAAGGGTGAGATTTTAAATGTTAACGATTTCTGGAAAGATCGAGAGCGAGTTCGGGTAACGATAGAACTTTTATAGTTCTTTATTGTAGTAATTGAGTTATATAAACAGTGGGTAGGAGGAGAAAATGGTTGTACTTTTAATTTATTTAATAATAGCATCGTTTTGTATGATATATTTAGTTTATGATTATCGCATAGAGGCTAATTCACATAAACTACTGACATACTTTTTTTCATTTTTAGCAGCATTATTTTGGCTCCCAGTAGGGATTTATATTTTATACGAACATAGGAGGTAGTAATGATAGACTATACGTTAGTAGGCTTCGCATTAGCTATGATTTCGATAGTTTTATGTGTTGTACTAGAAAGGTTGAGGGGAGATCCTATAGACTTTATAAGCAGGACAGTGGAAAAAGCATGTTATGGGTGGTTCTTCTCTCTCTTAACAGGGTCAGATAATTTTTATTTTATTCTATGTTCCACTATAGCCTTTGCATTTGGTTGTTCTCCTAGTTGGGGTATACCCCACGGAGCATTTGTAGCTAACCGTCCTATGGCTCCTAATAGAGAAGGGGAGTGGCATTGGTGGCAGTATGGAATCCTGAGAACTAGCATAGGGGCTGCAATTACAGCAAGAGCAGCACTATGGGCGCTACCTATGCTCCCTGTATGTTGGTACTTTAACGAAGGTTGGCTTGCTCCTTTATCTATCTTTGTAGGATATATAGCAGCATTCCCTCTCAGCCGAAAGGTTAATATAAGATTTGTCACCAAATATGTTAGAGTAAGAGAAGAGTGGAGTGAAGTAGAGATAATACGTGCTTTTGTGGCAGCTACCTTATTATACACTCTAGGTTATTTTTTCTAAGGAGTATATGGTAAAAGTAACAGCAAAGGATCTACAGAGGGACTTCTACAATAGAGAGGGCTATCGCTACGAGCTTGTTGCCCCAAATGTATATTTAGATAGCTACTCTGGAGAAATGGACATACTATGTATCAGGAAGTCAGGATTTATAGATGAGATAGAGATAAAAATATCTGTACCTGATTTTAAAGCTGACTTCAAGAAGACACTGAAGATACTAACAGGAGGGGTTGACGACTGGGGCTATCCAGAGAGGGAGAAGATATTAAAACATGAATCTCTCCCTCTAGGTTATAATCCTTGTAATAGGTTTTATTTCTTACTTCCTGAAGATATATATGGTAAAGTATGTATCCCAGAATATTCAGGGTTATATATCTATAAGAAATCTGGTGTTATATATAGAGAAAAAGAAGCTCCCTTGCTCCATAGACGAAAAATAACGCTCGGAGAGAAATACTCCATAGGAAGAAAGATGTGCTATAGGTACTGGGATCAATTAAAGATTAAAGATGAGGGGTGAAGTTTTGGAGTGGTTGAATGATTGAAGTAGTAATTAAGAAAGATGGGACAGAGCAAGAGTTTTCTGCAACAAAATTGAATCACTGGGGGCAATGGGCTGCTAGAAGTTTAAGCCGCGTAGATTGGTCTGAAATTGTATTGAATGTAGTATCTTCTTCCCCAAAGAAAATAAAGACAGAAGACTTGCAAAAGAGATTGATAAAAGCCTGCTTAGACGAAGATACTTGGGGATATAATAGGATGGCGGGTAGGCTATATGCTCCTCTGCTATACCGCGAAGCTTTTGAGTGTGACTATAAAAACATTCCAACAATTCAACAAGTACAATCTGAACTGGTTGCCAAAGGGTTAATGGTAGATTTAGGTTACTCAGACGAAGAGTACAAAGAATTAGAGAAAGCAATAGATCATAAAAAAGATTTTAAGGCCGCTCATTTTGAATTACACCAAGCACGTACAAAATACTGCCTGAAAGATGCTGTGAATAATGTTGTGTACGAGACACAGCAATTTATGTACATGCGTATGGGTATGGCTATTGCTGCTAACGTTCGTCAAGATATTAATAAAGTAAATCTAGCAAAAGAACTTTATACGGCCTTCAGTAACAAGAAGATAAATGCTCCTACACCGAATCATGTTAATCTTGGAACACCACTAAAAGGTTTTGCAAGTTGTTGTACATACACAACAGAGGATACAGCTTCTTCTCTGGCTATTGGCGATCATATTGCTTATTCCATGACCTGTATGAGCGCGGGTATTGGAGCACATATAAAAACTAGATCCTTAAAAGATCCTGTACGCGGTGGTGTTATACCTCATGGAGGTAAGCTTCCATATTACAGAGCGCTCGTAGGTGCCATAGGTGCCAATCTACAGAATGGTAGAGGCGGGGCATGTACAACATACTTCACTGTTTATGACCCTGAAGTAGAGGTTTTATTAGAATTGAAAAACCCTATGACACCTGAGAGCAAGAAAATTAGGGGCATGGATTATAGCTTAGGGACTAATAAATTCTTTGCTCGTAAAGTAGCGAGGGATGAAGAGATAGGTTTATTTAGTTACTTTGATGAGCCAGAACTATATGAAGCTCAATACAGCAAAGATATAAACTTGTTTGATAATCTCTATGAAGATTTCATTAAGAGTGGTCGTTGTAAAAAGTTTGTTCGTGCAAGGGATATGATCATAAGCTCATTAACAGAAGCTTTTGAAACAGGAAGATCATATCTACATTGGACGGATGAGATTAATACTCATACACCATTCAAAGAGCCTATTTATTCTAGTAACCTATGTGCAGAGATAGCTTTTCCAACGAAAGGTTATACAGATATGTTGGATTTATATTCAACAGAAGATCATGGGCGCGGAGAGATAGGCCTTTGTAGTTTAGCAGCATTGAATGTAGGTAACATAGATTCAGATGAAGAGTATGCCAGAATGTCTTATCTATGCCTTCTAATGATTGATGTGTGCATAGATAGCTCTGAGTATACCTTGCCCCATTTAGGTGTCACAGCAAAAGCTCGCAGGAATGCAGGGGTGGGTATGGTTGGCCTAGCCTACTTAATGGCCAAAGAGGGTAGAGAGTATACCTCACTAGACGGAAAAGAATTTATACATGACTTAGCTGAGACTCATGCTTGGCATTTGTATAACGCCAGTTTACAGTTAGCCAAAGAACTTGAACCTGCAGAGTGGATTCATAAAACAAGGTGGGTGGATGGTTGGACTCCCTTAGATACATATAATAAAAAGGTTGATGAGGTTGGAGGCTTTAAAAACAAAAGAGATTGGAAAAAATTATCTGCAGAGATTGTACAGAATGGTGGGATTCGTAATAGTGTGTGTGTTGCCTACATGCCAAGCGAGTCTAGCAGCAAGGCATCAGGAACTACAAATGCTATTTATCCTGTACGGGATCTAACCTTAATTAAAACAGATGATAAGTCTACATCTTATTGGGCCGCTCCTGAAGGGGAGAGATTGAAAAATAAATATCAAAAGGCTTGGGATATTCCTACAAGAGATATGATAGAAGTCTATGCTATCTTTCAAAAATGGACAGACCAAGGCATTAGTGCAGACCTTTATAGAAAAGTGATTGGATCGGATACAGTCTCTTCTGACGAGATGATCGGTGATTACTTATATATGACAAAGCTAGGCCTTAAAACAAGATATTATCAAAACTCAAAAACATCGGCTGGAATTGAAATCTCTAGTGAGGACGATAGTGGTTGCGCAGGAGGAGCATGTAAGATATGATAGGCAGTAAGATTTTTAACACTGAGAAAACAGATTATGAGACCCCTGTCCTTCTTATGGGGACACAAGATGCAGGATTATTCGATACAGTTAATAAGTCATACCCAGAGATATGGGAGTTATATAAAACCATGAAGTCTCTGGATTGGGACGAAAATGAATTTGATTATTCTAGTTGTAATCAAACATTCAAAACCTGTCCAGAACATATCTCTGATAAGATGATTAAAACATTGGCTTGGCAATGGGAAAGCGATTCAGTTGCAGCTAGAACTATCTATGCTGTCTTAGCTCCCTTCATAACAGCTCCAGAGTTAAGTGCAGCTTGGCAACGTATCTCAGATAACGAATGTTTAATAGAGGGAACGGAGGTATTGACCCCAAAAGGTTGGGTTGATCTCTCTGAAGTGCAGGTAGGAGATAGTGTATGCCAGTATGAGATGGGAGGTACTACCTCTTTTCAATCTGTATCTCATGTTGTGGAGAAGGATTAC